TCAAATTCCTCGTTTGCAGCATCTTTGTCGTCCTCTTCATAAGACATACCTTCAGACGTTTCGTCTTCTTCGTATACTTCTTCGAGTTCAACATCCTCTTCAATTTCTTCCGCTAACTTAGCAGAAAGCATTGATTTGATTTTAGAGTCGAACGCTTCTTCTAACGCCATTTTAGCGTTTTGCAAAGCGACTTCCCTAACGGCTTTTGCGTCGGCAATAGCCTCTTTTAATAATTCTTTAGCCATTTGTTTAATTTTTTAATTGGCTTCCAGTAAATAAAAATACGGGAAATAGAGATTTTAATATCTCTAATAGGGATTTGTTTTAAAATCCAGGGACACTATTTTAAGATAGTGTATGCTTGTTGAAAATAAATATAAAAAAATTTGGAAAACCAAAACTAATATTTTATCTTTATACTAAATAAAAACCCTATATTATGATTTTATTAATCACACAATACCTTTTAACAGGGACTGTTTTAGGATTCTTAATTGAATTAGTAGTTAGAAACACAGGTTACGGTGTAGATCGCCAAGAAAGAATTTGGTTAATTGTATTGTGGCCCTTAATGTTGATTATTTTTATAATCTACTTTATTAAGGGATTATTTGAAGATTAACATTTACACATACCTGTGTTATCACAAATGATATCATGGATAATATTGTGTATTTTAGTATAATCAACTGTTGGGTGCTCTATGCCTTCTTTTAATTGTTGAGGTGTTAATGTAGCGCCAGGTGTAGATGGGGTAGATACTAGGTCGAAGCACAATAAATCAAAATCTTCTTGTACCATTAAAACACCATCTGAATTTTCCTGTACAGAACCCATTCCACGAGATGAGATGCCAACGGGTACTCCTGCTTGGAATAATGATTTAGCAATGTTGCCTGCTGGGGTAGGGAGGATTTCAATTTGACCATGTACGTCATTCCCATTCCACCAACACTTATTAATTTTGTGAGATACATTATTTAAGTTAATAACAGATGAATCTGGATGGTCTAATTCACCTAAAGCATTATTTTGCTTTACTGGACCTTCCATATATTTTTTCATTTCTCTTTCAAGAATTTCTCTTTCATAAATACGACCATTGTGGTTTTTAACACCCGCTCTTTGGATGATACCCTCTACAACAAGTGGGCCACCTGATTTTATTGACGATTCAACTAATAAACGGTCAACCTTTAATGGGATAATATCTACGATCAAATTGCTCATTTTCCTTGTCCTCTATAGGCTTTTTTATATAGTTTAGAATTTTTGTGTTTACTACTTTTAGTCTTAGCATGTACACCAGGACGGTTTACTTTATTGTTTTTAGGACCAAAATCGAATGCACTAATTTTTCTTGCCATGACTTATTTATTTTATTTCTTTATACCCCATATAACTTTTTTTCTTTTTTCTTTTGTTATTACCAAAAGCATGGGGGGTAGCGTATGCTTCACTAGAACCAGCACTTATTGTAGTACCTGTGCCAGTAACGTTTGCTTCATCAATTTCTGATTTGATAAGTTCACGAATTAATTCTCTTAATTGATTTACATTCATTATTGAACAGATTTAAGTTCATTAATTAACTCGTAGTAATTAAGAAGATTAATTACATTATCATCGTGAACTGAAGATTTTTTACAAAGAGGTTTAATCAAGTTTTTAACTTCAGTAAGTTTAATCTTAGTAACTTGATCAGTATTTTCAGATAAAGTTTCAATTTCAGCCTGTACATTTTCAATTTCTTTATTGATAAATGCTTTTAATTTAGGGCTGTTAGAAACATTATAAACATATTCTTTAAGGAGTGTTCTTTGATTGTCTGCTAATCCAGAGTATTTTTCGTTGAATTTTTCCATCAACATTTTATAAGTAAGTGCTCTGGTTTCTTTATCAAATTTTTCGTATTCTTCCATAACAATTTCTTTTTTAGGCTTGTTTGGAAGATTTTTATTTGTAATGTGTTCTAAAATGGTTACTTTAGAATCTACAATAGACATAGGGTTTGCTTCTTTGTTCTCTAATAAATTATATACACTAGCATATATTTTATAGTTAGGAACTTTAGCCTTAAAAAAATCTTCAATATTGTAAGTTTCTTTAATTTCTCTAACTAAATTGTATCTTTCTCTTCTTAGAATAGACTTATTAAGTTTGGAGTGTGCATCTACTAAAGTTTCAATAAGAACAGTAGCATTTGCTTCCTTCTCAAATCTTTTATTAAGTAACGCATTATATATCTGATACTCTTTTACAAGAGTCGAGTTATTACTAAAAAATTTTCTTAAGATACCTACAGCCTTTGGTTGGGAATTCGAAATAGTCTCCGAGGTAATTTGTCTCGTCAACAATTCAAATAATATCCCAGTATTTTTGTACTTGGAGTGCTTAGGTTTCATGTATGAATTGATTTATTCTTATATAAATATGTAAAGATTCTTAAAAGATTATTCTTTTATAATGTTTTCTTCACTCAACATAGATGTTTTACCATCTTCAGATAAAAGTTGTTTACCTTTTAAACGATTCAATGAAAGTTTTTTAAGTATACGTGCATTTTCCTCAAGAGCAAAAGTAGAGACATTATTTGTTCTTTTAGGTTCATCATCGGCTGTTAGACCTGATTTGCCAAGAGGATCACGGCTAAAATTACCTTTATCAGTACCAAAGTCACTCAATTTAGTTTTAGGGCGTCCTGGTTCTCTTTCGTCATAACCACTAGGTACATCACCTCTATCTTTAATTCTATTATTAGCATATACATTAGCTAAATCATGAGGAGTACCATATGATTCACCTGACTCAATAGGATCGTTACCTTCATTTTCTATTTGATTAGTACGGAATATATGGGCAGCATCGTCAAGAGATCTATTTCTTTCATATTCCATTTCTTCTTCAGATAAATTAAATACATTTTTATAAATAAAATCTGTAGATAAAATCTTTTTATCAAGAATTGAATTAGATAATTCAACTTTAGATTTATATAATTCGACTTTTTCTTGCTCAAATACAATCGAGGGACCTGTAAGTGATAATTCAAAATCTACTAAATCTGAATCAGTAAATCCTTGAGTATATAAGTGAACAAGTGCAATTTTTTGTAATTCAGAAACGATTGTTCTTTGTAGGCGCTCAATTGTGCGAGCGAAACGAATATCCATAGCAGCCAACGTTGATTTACCTTCAAGATTTTCATCGTATCCTAAGAAGGCTTTCGGAATCTTAAGGGCGGCTAACATTCGGTTTTTCAAATATTCAATATCAGTTGTACCATCATAATCGAGACCTTTTGTAGTTTCGATCTTAGTTGATGCATCATTACCTCTAACTGGGATATAGAAATCCTCAGTCATGTTTTGGATATTGAATTTTAAGTTATAATCACCAGTTGTTTGATCTACATATGGGGTCTTTTTCATTCTAGCAACTGTACGCTCCATAAATTGATCAATTTCTTGTGGTGGAATACCTCCTACATTCATATAGAAAATTCTTTTTTCGGGTGCGCGCATAATTCTGTGAATAAGCATTGCATCCTCCATCAAAATTAACTGCTTGAATACCTTGCGAGCTGGTTCGAGATATGAACGGCCATATGGAAGATAATTAGCGTCTGATAATAATCTAAAGTGAGCAACCTCATAATTTTCGAGTTTCATTTGGTCACTTCTTCTAGCACTATAAGTCTGGCTTTGTGATAAACCATTAGGGTCTAATACGAACTGTACATAGCTTGGGTTTTCAGGATCCATACCTTCTTCTCTTACTACCTGGTATACAGAAAGTGGTAAGGCGTTATAAACACCGAATTTTTCCGAGATTTGAAGGTGTAGGTAAAAATCACCATATTTACACATTTGGCGAACCCAAGATGGTAAATTAAATTCTATGTTAAGTACATCATAAAATAAGTTGTGTAGTACACGCTTTACGTTGTCGTTTGATGATTTGATTGTCAATACATCCCCATATTCATTTTTAAGGGTCGATTCTTCTGAAATAATATCAAGTGCAGGAGCAATCAATGAATCATAATCCATTGCCTCATAATCGCTATAAAGCTGAAGGCGCATAGATGAGTAGTTAAGTGTAGGATTGTATTGTAAAGATGAACCTACAGGTCTATGTAATCTTGTAAATCTATCGTAAAGTGAGTTTGACTCTAAATTACCATATTTTTGGATACGATCAGTATCCATTATTTTAAGTTGGTTACCTCCAACGTTTCTAATAATAACGTCATTTGAGAATAACCTTCTTAATCGTGTAAATAAGCTAGTATCTGCCATATTTATGGTTTATAATGTGTGTATAAATATTTAACCTAGGAGCCAAGACAAATCTTCATTTTTTCCATTTACATTCCATTTATAAGCATCTTTAGGATCATTAATTTGTGTAGAACTAAAAAAGGGATTATAAGCTGCTTTGGTTGTATTTTCAAGCATAGCTCGAGTTAAGTCAACTCCATGTTGAGCAAATTTAAGCGCAGTATCTCGCACATAACACGCTGTAGCTATAGACATAATTAAGTCATCATTATATCCAGTTTGAGCTTCTGGGCGGCCGTTTTTCCAAACAAATGTTCTTAATTCATCTAATGTACGTCTTGATTGGATTTGTATACTTTGTTCTTTAATATATGCGTCTAATTTTGCAATAGTTAATGGTCTAGTTTTAAGTGACATTGTAAATCCAGGTACCATTTTAGATTTATCTATTAAATCATATCCCCTAGCAATGTATGCTTCAGCATCGCGGGTAAATTTTTCGTCTTTAGGACTATAATATAGGTTTTCATAACCCATATCAATTACTTCTTGAATTGCAGCCCAACCAATATTTGCGTTCTCAATTACAAGTAGTGCTTTATTGTATTCGTTTGCTATATTAAATAATATTCTACCAAAATCTTTTGTTGGTACTTGGTCTTTAAATTCAGCTACTTGAACACAAGTTTCAATATCAATTATATGAAACGCAGAATAGTCTTTTGAATCACCTCTTGCTACGTCAGCTACAACCATATATTGCCTTGAATAATCTGGATATTCCCAAACCCATAAACTTTGATTCATACCACGTTTCTCAAGTGGATCTTTAAGCATTGTGGTTTCTATATAGTTAAGAGTTTCTGGAGGAAATACTGTATCGCCTGAGGTTGTAAAATCGCAATCACATTCCTGCGCCGCCATTCTTTCACCTAACTCGTCGTCTTGTTTATCTCGCCATTCTTGATTTCGTTCTGGATGTACAGTCCAAGGTAACCTAATAGGAGTAAAACCACTTGTACCGTCTTGTGCTTTAGTCCACATTCGATGAAACCAGTTACCAGTACCATTTGGTGTAGACAATACAATTGCTCTACCACCAGTAGCAAGTGTTTGTTGGGCTGAACCCCAAATCTCTTCAATTCTGTTTTCTTCAATAAATGCAGCCTCATCAATCACTAGAAGCGAAATTGCTTCTGATCTACCAGCATCGCCTGCTGCAGATACTGCTTTAATTTGGGATCCATTTTTAAGTCGTAGTGATAGTCGGTTATTTTCTACTGTGGGTAATTTTAACCAACTAGGTAACTGATCATACATAAATCGTACTTTAGTTACTAGGTTTTTAGCTGTTTCTTGTTTTGTTGCTATTACAAGGATGTTTTTATCCTTTTGAAACAACATCATATGCAAAGCTATACCTGCTGAGAGAGTCGATATACCAAGCTGTCTTGATTTTAAGATAACTGATTTATCGTGCTTGTTTAGTAGAGTTAATACCTTTTCTTGGAATGGGTATAGATTAAATTGTGTGCGACCTCTTGTTGGGTGTTGAATCCAACAATATTTTTTCATAAAATAGACAGGATCGCTCGCAGATTTAACGAACTCTTGTTTAATAATTGATTTAATGTCTGCCATCGTATATACGTAGCTAAAAAGAAAGGGAGCCGAAGCTCCCTTAATTCTTATATTTAGTTAAGTTAGTTACCAAATTTAGCTACTTTAAGATAATCAATTTTTCCAGGTTTACTAGTAAATTCTTCTCTATTAAGGCGAGCCATTAAATATTCTTCAGCACGTCCTCCCATTACTGTAAACCATATTTGGGTTCCTTCTAATTGAAAACCTCCTATTAATTGAGCGCTATCGCCAAGGTCTTTAGGAGCATCTTTGTATTCCTCACCTGTCCAGAAAAACCAAAATTCCTGTGGTCTAGAATTAAAATCAATGACTTCTTTACCAGCTTTCCCGACTTTAAAATTTTTAACATTTAGACGGGGCCATTTACCTGTATTTAGGTATACTTTATCAGGATTACTTTGTAATAATTTTAGTAATTCTTCGGGAGCTATTTTTTCTTCGTTAAGACTTAGTTTTTTTTTTGGATATCACTTTCAGTGATTAAACCAGCTAATTTTTGGAAGCGAAGTGTAGATTCGTTAAGTTCAAATGTTTCTTCTTCTAAGTCGATTTCATCAATAGCTGTGTCAAATATATCTTCACCAATAGGAGCATCTTCATCTACTACTGGTTTTTTTTTCTTTTCGACTTTACCTTCCATTTTAGCTCTTTCTTTTTCGAGCTTACCTTTAGCTTTTTCAAGTTCTTTAAGTTGTTTACGAACTTCTTTAACAGCATTTTTATCCATCATATCAGCGAATTCATTATCTTCGTCAATACGGGTTAAACGACCTTCAGTTTCTTCAATCATTTCAGCAATAGCAGCAAGTTTAGTTTCAAGTGCTGCAACGCGTCCTTGATTTTCGATTTCTTTCATCTTTTTAGCTAATGGATTTTTAGCTTCTCTAATTTGCTGTTTGATGTATTTTTCTAATTCACTCATAGTTTGTGGTTGTTTTGATGATAAATATTGCTTAACTGAGGAAACAATTTTTTGGTATTCTTCTTCAGTGTCAACATAAGGTTTAAATTCGTCTTCTATTAATTCTAAAATTGTAGGTT